TCGGGTCTTGGAAGAATATATCAACCCACTTCATCAACCACATGAAGCCAGTTGAGTCTTCTTCTGCCCCAGCCGCTGCCATTGCCTCCTGGGCTAAATCCTCTTGCCAGTTGGTGACGAACTCCTTGAGGTACTCAGCCCTCTCCTTCATGTCGTCTGTGCCGTTAACGTTGTCTACTGTCTCGTACCAAGCGTTACGAACTGCTGCATCGCTCTGATAACCAGTGCCCGCAAGCATGTGCTCTGGGAACTCAACAGAGAGGTCAGGTATGTAGATGTCCTGTTTCCAGGCTTCCTCTTCCTCTTCCTCTTCCCCTTCTCCAGCAGCTTCGTTTTCTCTGTCAGTAATGAACTGCTGAAATAGCGAATCAAGGTCTTCAAGAGAAATAGTGGCTGGCTCTTCTGGTAGCGGCTGAGGCTCTACATCAACGGGCTCTACATCAACGGGCTCCATCTCCCTCTGAGCGTAGAAAGAGTCAAGCTTGCTATCTATGTACGCATCTAAGTCTTCTGGAATAAGCGGCGCACCACCCTCAACAGGCAGAGGCTGCTCACCAGTGTCTATGTAATCAAGACCCGTTTCTTCAGTAGGCAACGCGGCACCTACTCAAGTCTGGCGAGGGCTTCTAAAACCTCTTGCCTGTCGCGGTAGAACGGCGGGGCACTCAAGAAGTCAGCAATCTCTTCGCTGGACGGCGGGGCAGGCGGACCAACCCTTTGTGGTCTCTTCTTCTTTTTCATCGCCCTTATAAGGTCGTTCAGAGAGACCTCATCAGCTTTGTCTTCGGCTTCATCATCGCTTAAAGCACCACTAACTACCTTGGCAGCAACTGCTCCCTTCTCTTTCTTCTCTGCCTCAGCCTTCTTCCTTGCCGCCTCTTTCTGCTTATCAGTTTGGGTTATCTGGCCTGGAAGTCGGTCTCTGTAGTATCTGAGTGTATGCCTAGCTTTGTTAAGGTCCTCTCTTATAGATATTATTTCTCTCCTGAACGGCTCTTCAAGCCTTGCAAGTTCCTTCGTAAGGGCCTTGTACTCTTCAGAGTTCTTATCCAGTGGACCACCAACCATGCCACCAGCAAGAGCATCCAGTATATCCCTGTGTCTCCTGGCGGTTTTGTCTCTCCTAGAGTTCTTCCAAGCGTCAAACCTCTTCTCAGCATTGGTGAGGTTGTCTTGAAAGCTGTCAACTTCGTCGCTTGCGATTTCGTACTTCTTCTCTTCGTCAGTCCCAGATGTTGAGTGCGTGACCTTCCTACGAACTGTTGCCGCTGTCCTTCGTATTTCTTCCTGTAGTTCCATTCTCGCAGCAGCTTGCTCTCTAGCCCCGCCACGCCGCATTGCTTGGTCGAGTGAGCGCATAATTTCCTTGGCTCTCTCTGGGTTCGTTAGCGCGACTGTAGCCATATCCTCAGAAAGCTTCTCCAGTTGCGCCTGTGGTATGCCAAGGTCGCTCAATGAGGAGGCATACCCAGTCACAAGCGCGCCCCACTCGGCAGTGTCAAGGTCTCCCGCTGACTGCGCCTCTTGAGTTAGCTTTGCTGCTTCAAGCTGGAACTCCATCATATCGCCGCTCAGACTGTCTAGGTCGTTCGGGTCAACACCCATCTGAGCAAGCTGGTTAAGAGAATCCTTATGCCCCCTCTTAGCCATAGTTATCATTCGGCCAATCTTCTTCGGGCTGTACACAACACCTGGGTCAAGACCAAGGGCTTCTGTGAGTGGGTTCCTTCTGCCCTCAGGCATGGATAGAGCACGACTCGTTGCTGCTGTTGCTCTGCGTTCTGCGGCACCCTTGTCGCTAGGCCTCATCTCAACCCTAACTGGCTCGGGCTTCTTAGCCCTGAAGTCAGATGCTGGGTAGTCAACGCCTGGATGCAGGTCAACCTTCATTCGCTGCCTATCTGTGAGATAGGGAAGGGCTTCTTTCTTCAGCCGAGATGGTGTCTCAGCACCAGCCATAGCAGACCGTGTAGCCGCGTCAACAACACCTGTTTCGCTTATGCCTTCGCTCTTCTGGAACTGCTTAAGTGCATGAACTGTGTTGCCGCCAAAGTCTCCGTCCACAACGATGTCTCTGTTGTTCTTTCCCTTGTGCCCAGCGCCCTTGAGGAAGTTCTGTACAGAACGAACAGCGGTCATGTCTTCAGAGCCGACCCCTATGTCTTGCACCGGCTCTCTAAGGGCGCGGGTTAGCGGAGACTCAACGCCACCAACCGTCATTGTAGGAGCATAGTCTGCTGCCTTACGTCCCCTACTTCCCGGGAACTCCTCCCTACCAAGGCCAGTTGGTCGAACGTACTCAGAAGACGCCTCGGCTGGGGGCGCTCTGAGCGCCCTGACTGCCTCAGCTAGCTCTCGCTCTGTAGGCACCCCAGGAGTGCCCACAGCGGGTCCTGCACCCGGCACAAGCCCCTGCTGCCTATATACAGGGGTTCGCTGAACTCGACCCTTACCAGCTAAGCTCCTCCTAAGAAACTCCTCTGCCTCAGGTCCGACATTAGCGCCTCGACGCTTTGCGCTAAGTATTTCATCAACACGCTGCTTTACCCCAGGTGCCATCCCCTCTGGGTTCCAATACTCGCCGCCCCTACCTATACCCCGAACTGCCCACTCTATATCGCGGTTGCGCTCATATATTTCTTGCTTTTGATCGGCTAGTTTCTGTGCCTCAATCGCTGCCACAGGGTCGTTGAACAATATGTTCTGTTCATGCTCATCGTAAGCCCTCTGCTTCAACTCACCAGCGCGTCTAAGGGCATCTTCACGCTCCCGCGCACGGCGATGAAGCTCTTCCTGGGCCTCTGAAAAGGCTATTGGGTCTACTCCTCCACCACCTGCACCGCCACCACGACTGCCACCACGACTGCCCTTGCGACTAGGTGTTGCGCCACCAGTGAGACCATACTCGGCCAAGACACTCGCTGTACCTGGGTCTAGGTTGCTTTCAACTTCGCTGGCCTCTTTCTGCGCTTGAGCGAACTTGAATGCAGCAAGCTTCTCCCTAGCCAACTGTCTTTCTAATCGACGGTTATATGCATCCTCACCCGCTTTCCACGAGTCGGAAAGTGCGTCAGCAAAGTTGGTCGCCCCCTCTGCACGGCGCTGCTCTTGAGTGGGTCTGGTATATAGACCAGCCCAAGGGTTGTATGTGAGTGGCATCTATACAACCACTCCCTGCTGATTGCTTAGCGCTCCCTGGTAGCCACCTGTACCACCACCATACGGGTCGTATTGCGAACCACCGTATGCCTGTTGGCTGTAGCTTGGACCACCCAAACGACCAAGTGTCCCAAGTAGTGCTGATGGGTTTTGAGTAACGCCTGCTGTAAGAGCATCCTGAAGAACACCAGTCATAAGGCTATCAGCCCATTGCCCTTCCTCATCGAGGCTTCGTGCAGTGCCAACCTTATCCATGAAATCTTGGTTTCTTCGGTAGTCTATCTGTTGGGTAAGACCAGCATCAAACTCGGCCCGCCTTTGCCTATCCCCAGGAGTTGACCCACTAAAGGTATACCTAAGGGCGTTTTCGGCTACAGGACCACCACCAGACGCTGCTGAAAGCTGTTTCCCCCTAGCCCCCGCTGCGCGACCACTCGACTCCCTGTGAATGTTTTGCCTGCCCCGCATCTCACTAGCAAAGCGATCCATCTCTGGGTCTTGATAGAGCCTTTTATATTTCCCTGGGTCGTTCACAGCCATGAGGGCTCTTTCGTACCAAGTGTTGCCCAGGCTGTCAGGCCAGCCAATAGCATACGCAGGACCAACGCCAGACTCACCTAGTTGCATCATTTCCTGGCCTGGAGTGATGCCAATGGGCTCGCCAGCCTCTGAAAGAGCCCTGTCCTGGGCCTCATCGCCAGAGGAACTGCCAAAGCCCCATAGGTCTGTATCGACTAGCGCCTCTAACCCCGTTTCAAGATAATTGTCTGTCATATCTTCCTCCTAGCCAAACAAGTCTCTAAGGACCTGGGCAAACGCCTGGTCTTTGGGGCCACCAGTTTCCTCTAACGACTGCACAATTCCAGCCATCCCGTAACGCTGCTTATCTTCATAAGGACCGTCCTCAGGAGTGAACTCAAGGTCCTCATCCATTTCTAAGTTTTGCCACAGGTCTCCACCAAGCTTTGCCCCAAGGTTAAGCCAACTAGACGCTGCCTCTCTCTTGGCATTGGCCTCAGCCATACGTCGCCTTCTATCAGCATCCCGTATCTGCCTCATGCCTCGCTCTCTATCCGCATACATCTGCAACTGGTTGTTGCCAACAATGCCCGCAGATGCGGCCCCAGCCTCCCTCGCCCTATTAACTGGATTAAGTACCTGACTAAGGCTGTACACGTCTGAGTCAAAGTTAGGAGAGTCAAAAACTCCACTCTCTCCAGAGACCAGGGGAGCCCTATCTAGGTTAGTCCTTGCCCTAGCGAAGGACGTAACTTCTGGGTCTACAACAGCACGCCACTCGTTTGGCCTATTGTAGAAGTCGTCTCTGCCGTCTATTGCACTAGCGTAGCTTGCCATTGAGTTCCTCCTAAGACAGGACGTGATTAGCTATAACAGTTATTGACCTGTATTTGCTGTAATACTGAGATGCACACCCGTCATTTGTGACGTGTGGAGTCGGATTGTACAAACTTCCTGTGCCTCCAGTACAATCAAAAATAAGCTTTGCCTTGATGGTGTGCGCTCCTGCTGGAACAGAGAGCCTTGTTCCATGAATAAAGAACCCTGAACCACGGTCGTCATTACTCATAGGAGAGACATCTGCATGTACGTTGATGTCGTTAAGCACCCTAAGCGACGTTTGGTCTACCACTGGAGTGGTGTTCTGATGGTGCTGCTTTGCACCGTCAAAGTACATCGCAGCCCACAGTCGCACCTGCAAGTCTGAAGCAGAATACCCAATACTGCTCAACGACTTCCAGTTGTGCATACCAGAGTTGATTTGGATATTTGCAAAGAAGAACAGGTCTGACTGCTCGTGCAGATAAAACCTAAGGGCACAATCATCCACGTCGTACTCATTTGTGCTCTCGCCGTATAAGGTCTCTCCCCTTGGGAACAGCATGAATACGGCAGTGTCTGAACTTGAGTTCGTGAACACACTGCTAACAGAGTTCTTATGGAAAGACCTGTGCTCCAGCCGTCTTCCACTCAACAGGTTGTTCTCATTTAAGTCGCAGTTTATTGCGCTGGACAACCTGTCGAAGTTGTCCCTAACAACCAATGGGTCGAATGGGTCGCCGTCGTTTATGGGTGTTGGGTGATAAGCAGCCATCTATACGTGTATCACAAACATATCTACTGCACAGTGAGAGAACATAACCTCGCTTGAGCCTGGAGAGCCACCAGACGTTGCCTGTATCTCTACTGAAAATGTGCCTGGAAGAGAGGTTGAGTTTGATGGGTCATACCACTCACCAGCCCACATGATTGGTATTGTCGCCACTTCACCAGCGCTAACGGTTGTTATGATGTCGTACCCTATCTGAGAACCAGCAGATATTATCTTCAGGTGGGCTACCCCAGAGTTACTAGCGTGTCCAACAACACGCGCACTCCCAACCATGTAAAACGCACCTCCGTTATACAGGTTGAACTGTGCGTTTAGCCACGTGATGTTTGACGGCCCATACCCACCAAGCGGGTAGAGGGGAGATGGTGACACGGTGCCTGGGGGAACTAGGTCGCTCGTGAAGTGGTGCGACGGCTCTCTAAATGGGTATGGCTGAGCCGATAGGTGCCTTGTGTCTAAAGAACCCTCAACGATGTCTCTGTTCTCTAACGATTTAGACTTGTCTCTAAGGCTAGTGCGAAAGTTCTGGTTAACCTCAATAGCCCTAAGCGGGTCTCCCGGTCGTATCTTGTGAAGTAGTGTCATCTCGCTATCCCAAACGCCTTCATAAAGCTGTGGTCAGCGGCAGTGTAATGATTAGAAAGGGAAGAGCCTGGGGTGACGCCAGACCTGTCTCTAACCTGTGCGCTCAGTACATGAGGACCGGGCGCTGACATTAAGGTCGTCATAAACCCACTGTTGACGCGCACAGGCGTAGAGGTGCCCCCATCTCCGCAGGCAGTTGCAGTATATGTGCACCCCTGCGGGTCTCCATCTAACAACACCCTTGTGTCAATCACGAGCGCTCTACCAGCGTCACTAGCAACTGTGCTTGAGTGCTGCACAACAAGCATGACTATGATTGGCATGTATTCGTGTGACGTAAACTCAATGTTTATATCCAAGTCAAACCACTTCCCCTGGTCTGCTATCCAGTCCGCATAGGAATCTGCTCCGTAGTTGTATACGTCAAGCCTGTTGTTTGCGAGTGATGAGTAGTCGTTGTCGTTACCAAGAAACCCACCAGTCAGCGCTGGACTGTTTGGGTCATGTGTGAACGTAACGCCACGAGGGCTTGCCTTCGGCATAACAACAGAGTTTGTTGTTATAGACATATCTATGAAGTTGTTCTGGTCTACCGTCGTCAGGTGAGCATCAGCGCGGTTAAACTCACTCATAAGTGAGTCGGCATCTGCGACCATATTTGGATGAAACTCTTCTTTTCTTATGTAGTACATTTCATTCAATCATCGACTCTAGTGATGTGGCTATCCTTGACAGCTTTGACTCGCCTGGGTCTTCCCCAACAACTATACCCAGACCAAGCCTAGCGGACGCCCTCCTTATTGTCCTAATCGGAAAGTCTCGGAACATCGCTCTCGACTGAAGCTCTTCAAGCTCAAACAACGCATCTTCCACCCTTTTCAGATTTCTCTTGGCAGACATCGAGCCTAAGTCTCCAAGTCAACACCCTCGGCCCTTATGCCGTGGTCTTCGTAATGCACTGTAAACCCAACAATCTTGAAGTGGCTGTCTGAGTACTGCATTGCATTCCCAAGCTTGCCGCCCTTGTCCTTCATATTGCTTAAGTACGTATTGGTGTGGTCTACGCCGAACTTAAACCTAATGCTCTTCGCCGTTACCTTGTTCAGGTTTATCCTCTTTGTTCTTGTTCGCTCTTTGTCCCATGTCCTATCCGCTGTAGCTGGTGCGGTAGCAGATGTCTCTCCCCAGTCGTAGACATCCCACATAACAGCATCTGGGTCTTGCAACACAAGGCTGGTCGCATCTGAACCACTCTCCCTCCTGTCGTCCCAATCAACAGCCCAACTAACATCCATAGACAGGCTGCTCGTCTGTGAATAGATAACATCTATCCTATAGAACGTTTTGTCTGAGTCTGGACTGTTGAACTCAAGCCAACTTGTTTCAAATATACCTGGGTACTGGCTCCCCTTGCCCTTGCCAAACAGGCCCTGATAATCCCACAGCCCAAGGTCCCACGTAGGTGTATAGACGGCTGGCACATGCCCATCAAACCCTCCGTCATATATAACCGGGTCTGCAACGTATGAATGAAAGCCAACAACAACCTCGTCCTTATTAGCCCACTCAACAGCAGATGACATCGTTGCCCCTGTTGTCCTCGTAATGCCGCCAGTGTCTGGATGTATCATCCAAATCTCATCGCCCATAGCGGTTCCGGTGTTTCCCTGAGTAGAAACACACAAGCATATCCTTCGTCGCTTCCTGTCTACCCAGGAGAAGGCGTCCTCAAGGTATGCCTCTGGCAACCGGCGTACTAACACGGTTATCTCGTTAGACAGAGGCACTGCGGCTGAACCGTTAAAAACAAAGTAACCAGCATCAGACAGGAAGTATGTCTTGCCGCCAAAGCTTGTTATCGACAGGTCTGATACAGCCCCAACACCCTTAACTGCTGGGGTCATTATTGGGGTTCCGTCCCTAGAAGACGTGAGCAGGTATATGGACCTTCGCTTGAAGATGGCTACATAGTCTTCGGTAACAGAGAACCCAGTAAGTGCGTCTCCGTCTGAGCTTGCTACGTCTATGATGTTGTCAAACGATACTGCGCCCTGAAGCCCATTTGGCCTTGAGTAAAACAAGTGTGACGGCGCTGACTTCACTCCTCCGTAATAAACCCTCCCACGGTAGCTAAACGCCCACGTCGCAACAGGAGGGGGCAAGTTAATCCCTGGATTCGCTATAACATCAGGAGACTCGCTGCCCGGTGGCGTAAAGTCCCAAAACGTATCCAAGTCTGTCCCAGCCAACCTCTTTATGAAGAACTTGCTAATGCCGTTGTCTGTAGACCTGTATAGGTGCCTATATACAATGTCGTCAGATGGTGGGTCTCCAGCAAGCCCAGTCACAAGTATGTTGTAGTAATCCATGTCTAGCTCGGCTGTCCCGCCTGCGCTAGAAACAAGAACCGCCCTTGTTATGTCATCTGTTACTGGGTTTGATGGCGCTGAAGACTCAGACTCTTGCCCCTTGTCGCTTACCCATGTCTGGTAATACCTGTACGTGGTCGATACCGTTGATGTCTGTATAGCCTTATCGACATAAAAGTTGGCTGGTATTCCATGCTCAAGGTGCGTTGGGTCATTATCGTCATGCAGAGGGCCTTGAAACGGAATCGTACCCTTTCCGTCAACAGGCACAACGGGGGCAGGTGGGACACCATGTATGCCGAGCGGGCTCACCTTCCTGCCGTCCCACTTCATGTTCGCGTCCACGCCATTCAAGATGAGAACAACGTCTCCTGCCTGAACAAACCTATGGCCCTCCCTTGGGCTGCTTGGGACGCGCCTTCCACTCAGTAGCTCGGTAAGAACGCTTCCCTGAAGCACAGACACCTTGTCGTCGTAGTTAACAAGGAGGTCTGTCATGCCGTGGTGCGAGAACACACCAAGTGATTGTGGTGGTCTAGTGGTGCCAAACGGGCTGAATAAGGTAACGCCTGAAGATGGTTCTTTGGGATTTTGTAGCTGGTCTCCCTCTGGCCCCCAAGGGACAAAGCGCTGTATCCCACCAACCTTCTCTATGTGACCCTCAATCGAGAAGGTCACGCCAATGGCATCTATGGCAGACCCAGGCTTCTGCCATACCTTGGTGTCTATGCCAGCAACGTTCAAATGAAGCTTGTGTGTTTTCCTGCCTCTAGCACCAGACATCTACAACTCCAAGGCGATTAGGGTCCAAGCGCTCCGTACCACCAAGTCCGCTTACCCCTGACCTTCCTTGGCCCGCCAACAGTAACAGTGTTCTGCCTGTTGAGCCTGTCTCTTGAAACCATTCTCTGTATGCCTCGCTCAAACCTAGTCCTGGCTTGAGTGGCTCTACCCTGCTCGTCTGACTGCTCAAGCAACAACGCTTCCGCTCCATCCAGAACAACAGGGTGGAACGTCGAGTCAAACAGTGGCTTATCAAGGTCTTCACCCATCGTTACCGGAGCAAGCTGGTAAAGGACTTGAATCTGATAGGTGGAGGACGGGACAGGGTGAAGGTGCAAAAACAGCGTAGAGGGGCTCTCAGGCGCTCTCGGGCCTAGCTCTTGGTCGTCCATGCCATCCACAACAGTCCACGTTGAACCGTTACCGCTATGCGGGGTCACTAGGTTTGACTCCTCAAGCAGGTATGGCACAGACCCACCGATTTTGCTCCTGTAGAACTTAACAAGAAGGTCCTGCTTAGCCTCGTTCCTCAAGCCAAGGGACGCTGCTGATGCTGCGCTAGTCAGGAGGTCAGAGTTTGCTGAAACCGTTATGGTTGGGTGATAGTTGAACGTAGTGTCGAAGCTTGACGTTACAGTTACTGACGGGCTTAGAGCAGACTCAGCACCGCTCTGAGCGTCATAGTACGACATCCAGTAAGTGTAGGCTCCAGCTATTGGACCATGCCTGAGGGTGATTGCCGTATTAACAGTCACCTCAGGTGGATACATCGGGGACGGGATAGGCTCTTTCCTGTCAACAGAGAACTCTGTTGGCTTGCCCTCAACGGTGAGGCTGCGATGAACCATCGCATACGGAGCTATCGCATTAAGGGAGGACTTTGAAACATCTCCCTCTATAACAGCGGCTTCAATCACAGACTCAGCGCCAAGAGGCAGCGCTAGTTCGTCATGGATTATATCAACGTCATACGTTGTGCCTGTTGCACTAATAAACGGCTGGTCAAGTATCCAGTTAGTGCCGTCGTTAGAAACCACCTTCACCCTGTATATTCGACTGTCTACGACAATCTGCTTACCAAGGCTCGTGTGTGGAGATGCCGCACCAGCAGCAACAGCGCCAAGGGGTGTGGTGAGGCCAAGCATTACTACCCTTGAGCCGCTAACAAAGCTCGGATACCCAAGGTTGGCTGTGATTGTAGTCTTGGCTGATGTCCTGAATCTGTGCGTCCTTCTCAGGAAGCCCCAAGACCTGCGACTGTATATGTCCAGCAGAGCTTGGTTCAGGAAGTCATTCAGCACAGCGTTGCTGTGACTGAAGTCACTACGACGCCTCTGGAGTGAGGTTCGCAACTCAGCGAGCGTACTCATACTCACTCCAGAGGGTAGTAGATGTTAGTCGGGCACTAAGCCTTGCGACGGTAGCGAATCTGAATCTTAGGACGACTCATGGTAACGCTACTACCGCCCCTGGTGCAGGTAATCGTCACACACCGATCCTGAGGAACCAACTGGTTCTGGTCAGGGATCATCACATAAGGAACGTACCCAGTGATTAGCTTGTCCTCAGTCTCCACGGCATGTGCAAACAAGTTCGCACCAGCGCCACCAGTGGCAGACTTGTAGTCAACCATGAAGGACCACTTATCAGTGCCGTCAGCAACAATGGTGTTCTCGCAAATCAGCGTCACGCTCTCAATGTAGATGTCGGAGTCCGTAGACGCCATGAGCGTGAAGTCAGAGACAGTATCGTTTACAACGAACGCTTGCGAGGCAGAGTCAGGTGCGTACAGGTCAACAACGACATCCGTATAAATAGAGTACCCGTAAGGAGCGTACTCCTTAGATACTCGACTAACGTGTGGGGCTAGAGAAGCCATTTTCAATTCTCCTAGTCATGTTGCAGTGAGGGCCGAAGCCCCCACTGCACACACGTTAGTTTTAAGGCAGACCGCAAATCCAGCAGTCAACAAGTTCACCGCCAGTGCCAGTAGTCACGGCAGTAAGCACAACACCACGAAGACGACCACCAAAGGCAGCAGGAACGTAGGAAGCGCTAGCGACCGTAGTGTCGTCAATCAGCGCCTTAGAGCTGTCAGTTCCATAAACAACACCGTTCACAGCATAACCGGTAGATGCAAGCCCAAGGACGTTGCAGCGACCAAGCACACGAAGGGTGATGTTCTCGTTAGGCGCAATTGACAGACCGTCAGGTGCGATAACAACACCCATCGGAGCAAACTGGCTTACGCCACCAGTACTCAACACAGGCACAACAGCGATATTCCCATCAGGAGAGTCACTGTTAAGCAGTGAAATCTGCAAGATGTCGCCGTTTGTGACAACAGCACCAGTACCGTTAACCGCACCAATATCCAGCGTAAGAGCTGAACCACCAAACATAAATCCAGACATGTCAGACTCCTTTCTAAAACTGAACGGTGCCAGCACCAGCGTTGAAGTCTACCAGACCCTGACGGCCAAGAGACGACGCTGTGAGCATGCACGTGAGATAGGTGTGAGAGATAATCACATCACTGTTGGGGGGAGTCATGAAGTCCGTAGTACGGAAGTCATCACTGCTGAGAATAGCAAGCTGGAGACCAACTCCAGTAGCCTTGCCCTTAGCCATAGGATTCTTACCGGGAACGGAGAAATCCTGAGACTTGAGGTTGAAGTCATTCACACTTCGTCTACCAGTGGTGGTGAGGAAGAATGTGCGACCAGTACCATCAAGCTCGGGGTCAGGAACAACCGGAGTGCCTTCAAACAGAAGGTTCTGGAAGCCTTGGTCCCAAAGCGCCTTGTCACGTTCCTCCTGATTAGCGGCAACCAATCGCTTGTAGAAGCGATAGACGGTTGGGCTAGTCACAATGAGGTCGGGGTGACTACCTCGACTAGAGCAGTCCATGTAGCACTGCTCCCAAGCGTCAAGACCATCAGTGCCAAAAGCAGTGATTGACTGATAGCGATTGCGCCAGTTCGCGTAAACCGCTCGGTCAATTCCACCAGTGGTATTGGTCTGATTTGCCTCAGTCTGCGCCTGAATGAATCCGTTAGTATTGTTTGACGAATAGATACCGTCGATTTCGTTGGTATTGGCAGAGTTGTCAATCCAAATCTGACGGCTCAAATCGTTGATGAGACTAATCTTCGCAATAGCGAGCTTAGACTCAAGCAGGTTTACAATCTGCTGCGGACCCTTGTTCTGAGCAATCTCAGTATTGTCGAGGACCACAGAGCAGCGATTCTTGTACCAGTTGGGATACCGCGCAGTGTCAGGCCCATCTTCAGGGGTCGTAGAAAAGGTGTCATAGGGTGCAATCGCAGAGACATTCTGCGACTCGGTGACAACCACAGGTGTTCGGACCTCGGTTCCACCTTCATATCGGACAGCGCCCTGGCGGTAAAAGTGCCACAGAAGAGGGTTGCTCTGGACGATTTCCATAGCAACTTCAGAACGCTGATTGTGCAGCGTCGTACTGTAGACACGATTAAGCGCCAAGGCTGGCATTGTATTAGCAGCCATTGGTATTTACTCCATAAAACGCTAAAGCAGTCCCTCTTCCTTCATGGCTCTAGTAGCCGCCTCAAGAGGCGACTCACTTCGGTCTTTGACCACAGAACCATGTCGAGCAGATACAGGGGCAGCAGCACGTCGTTGTTTATTTTTAGTACTAGCCTTCTCAAGCTTCGCCTGAGAGACCGCAATCTTCGCTGCAATGCTGACGGCTCTAACCGGGTCAACTGTTGCCAGTTCACCAAGCTCAGGGTCTTCATCAAGCAGCTTTCCAACAATGGGAGCAATCGCCTTGTGATTCATGTCTGGGTTGTCCGTCTCGAATCTGCGGTATGCACGAACGACCTGACGCTCTGAAATAAGGGGTTGGAGCGTGTCCATCTTACCCTTGAGGTCAAGTCCTCCAAGCACTCCTCCAAGCACCTTTTCAACGTGCTTTTTGGCGTACCATTCAATGACTTCCTCAGGCTTCGCACCGGACCTAACGTCTGGTGGAGTCTCAGGCTCGCTCTCCGCAGGTGCTGCCTTGCTCTCTTCTTTCCTGTGAAGAAGTATCGCGTTGGCTGCGTCCGTAAGTTCACGCAGTCGCTTTCTCTCGTCAGCGACGGCCATTGTCTTTTGTGTATAGTCCTTATGCCTAAGGGAGGACTTTGTTATGTACTCCCTAACAGCATCCGGTGCGTTTTCCGCAATCCAAGAGTTCGGGTCCAAGTCATTCTCTACAGACTCTTCTCCTTCTGCCTCAGGCTCCTCGGTCCCATCAAACGTGCCCTCATCAGGGTTTTCGATGGGTGTGTCGCTGTCTTCCATTGGCTTTTCATCTCCAATGCTTAACAATCATCGTCAAGCAATTACAAACTCTAGGGGTTAACCAACCCCCTTTGTCAAGTAGGAACCAACTGTGTCAAAAAGAAAACTACAAATCAAGCCCCAAGAGGTAGAAGCTTGGCATGACAGAGTTCGTTATGCTGAGGAATACATAGAAGAGAACCACCTACCAAAGTGGAAATCCATCTACAACGAGTACAGCGGCAACTCTGACTTTGGGGAATACGGGCTTGGCTATGGCGATGATGATGAAAATATAAACATCAACTTCTTGCTATCAACTTCAAACTCGATACTCCCTGCAATAGTGTCCGCAGACCCATTCATAAAGCTAAAGCCACGCAGGTCTCAAGACAAAGAATCTGCAAAGAAGGGTCAGGTCGCAGTGCAATACGCCTGGAGAGAGGGCGAGTGCACAGAGTCTACGAGAGAGGTGGCTACTGACGCTCTTATGTTTGGTGTTGGTATTGGCAAGGTTGGGTATGACCCTGCTGGAGCTTTTTACACAGAAGAAGACTACGACGTTGGGCCTGAGATTGAGGAAGACAGCGACGATGGCCTGCTAGACAACGAGGCAAAGCGAGCGCTAAGCCGTGCACTGGCAGAAGAAATGCTCATCATGGACGATGGTCCTGTAGACAACCCAACGCTTGAGCGTGTCGCACCGTGGAACCTGTTAGTGCCTCCTGGGTACAACGAGGTACGCAAATGCCCTTGGGTTGCAGAACGCATGACAGTTCGCCTAGAGGAACTTCGCGCAGACGACAGGTTCATTGTTCCGTCAAAACTTAAGCCGAACGAGTGGCTCATGGACGGGATACCAGAAAGACTCACTCCAGAGGGTGACGGTCTGAACGGGACAGATAAGCCAAAGGTAGAGCCTGAGTATGTGAGCCTGTATGAAATCAGGTATTGGAGCAGGTCACGCAAGGGAACCCGCAGACGCATTCTCTGGCTTGTGAATCAGCAAGATGGCGTAACCATGAAGGAGACAGTTGTTCGTCACATAGACGACCCACTGATGATTCGTGGATACCCGTACATCGACATGCGCTTTGTGAAGGCTCCCGGCGCTTTTTACAGCACAAAGATTTCTGACATAGCGATGATAAAGGACCTTGCTTCACGACTTAACGAAGAGTGGGACCACATACTTGCCCACCACCGCAGAGCGAGAAACCGGAAGTACGCTGTCATCTCTGGGTTACTTGAATCTAACGAGGTTCAGGCTGTTCTTGAGTCATCTCAAGATATGGAATGCTTTGAGGTTCCTGCGTCTCTCCAGAGGGCTGGTGATGCAATCTTCCCGGTCCCGGTAGCTGAGCCCCCACAGACCACGCATCTAGTCCTCAACGGGCTTCAGAAGCTCATATACGAGATGTCTGGTATCGACGTGTACCAGCGGGGCGGCACCGGCAGGAAGGGCACCACAGCAACTGAGGTAGCCATTTCTTCAAGGGCAACTCAAGGCAGAGCCGCATACAGAGTCAGGGCAATCGACAAGTTCATCAAAGCAGTAGCAAGGCACATGGTTGCCATACAGCGACAGTATTGGGACGAGCCCAGGTATCTGCGCGTTGCTGGGGCTGGTGGTGAAGATGATTTTGTTGTGGTTTCTGGAGAAGACATTACAGGTCAATTCGACGTTGAGGTCGAGATAGGATCGATGATGCCGTCTGACCCGGCATCTGAACAACGAGCCTATCTCGGTCTCCTATCAACAATTCAACAGACAGCCGCAACCATTGCACCAATGATTCAAAACGGACTGCTACCACCAGATGCGCTGAAGAACTTTATGGACAAGGCATTCTCTGTGTGGGCTGAAGACAAGAAGGCCCTTGTTGGTCCTCTCAGTGAGCTTCAGGCAATGCCTGGAATGGGTGGACAGGGCGGTGGACAGGGTGGCCCTGTTGGGCCAGAGAACGTTCAAGACCAGGGAATGGGTCCTGGGGGAGAATCACTAGCCGGGTCTGGTCCTAAGCCAAGGCCTGGACAACAAGCAGCCCCAGGACCGGGTATGTTTGGTGGCTTAGCAGGAATGCCGAAAGGAAGTAACTAATGGCCTTTTATCCAATGCAATGCACCTTCTCCACATGCGGGATGGAGTTTGAGTACGCAACCAAGCCAGACCTGTACATGAGGTCTAAGGAAGACGGGTTCAGAGACGTTCGCTGTGTTTACTGCGGCAGCTTCGGGACAATAGTTCGTTGCTACCCAAGCGACTCGGCACCAGCCAACCTGACCGTTAAGGGGACCTGGGGGAGACATGCAAGCCCAGGGCTTAAGGGCAAGGAGTTCTATACAAAGCAAGAACGCGACAGGCAGCTTTCTGAGGTTGGTCGTGTGCAGGGAGACACCGACTACAGCGGTACACCCAAAGAGTCTAGCCAGAAGCGGGTCTACAAGAAGAGCGAAGAGACTGGACTAATAGAAGAGGTCAAGCCCAAGGAACAGGCAGACCGTCCTATCGTCTGGAGAGTCGGAGATGAAACGCCTCCCCCCCCGAAGGCACCAAACAACATAGCCAAAGAGGTTGAAGAGCTTCGTAGCGAGCGCGCTGCAAAGAAGGTCGCCCTCGAAAGAGACGCTGAGGTCGTTAAGGCAAAGAAGACCAACGCAGCAGCAGTTGCGCTCTATCTCAAGAACAACGGCCCAAGCAAGCTGAAAGACATCGCTACGTCAACTGGGATAGCACCCTCTGCTATCAACAGGATTGCCTCGCTCAAGAATAACGAAATCAAACGTGTTGGCAGGGGTGTCTACTCTATCGTCGCTTCCCAAGCGTAAACTTAAGCTGCTTTTCATGCATCTTTTCGTACTCGTCCCAGTCGCTGTGATTCCAGTGCTGGCTTAACAGCATGTTCCTTCCAACCATTGGCCCCTTTCCTGTGCCATGCCCAGGAGAGTAATGGGCAACTGCGTTTGCAATCATGAAGGCAACGCATGCGTCATCGTGCTTGCCTGACGGTGCTGTGAACTTAGCCGCCTCTAGTTCCCTGCCCTCAGCGTCAAACTGTAGGGTCATCATGTATGAACGAAGCTCGTTATATATGGAGCGAGACCGAACGATTGAGTACGACTCCTTGATGGCTCTCTGAGCGAGACCAACCATCACCGGCTTTGTCTTCTGGTTTGTGTCCCAACCAAGCATGCCGGTTGAGCCGTGCCAACTATCTACTGTGCGCCGTCTGTACAGGTTCCAATACCCAGCGCGCTCTATCATTGCAATAACGCCAGCGCCAATGCCGGTAGCCTCTGGAGCAAGCACAGCCTTGTTGTAGTGAAGTGCAATCAGGATGCAGATGTCTGCGAACTGGTCTAGCTCAATCTTGCCTCGCCACTCAGCAACCTGCTCCATCCTGCCAACGTCCCAGACAACAACGTGGTCCCAGTCCTTACTGATTGGTCCCTTACTTATGTCTGCTGAAACAATGTACCGACTGCCCCTCTTTGGCTCCTTCCATACAGACATCCTCCCAGCCCCTGGTGTTGTCTCTGTGAGGATTGGGGTTATTGACGACATCTTCCTTGTGTAGCTGCTATCTGAGCGTGGCGTACCGTCAAGTATCTCGTACCACTTGTGTTCAGGACATGTGTTCCCATCTGGCTTTTCTGCACCAGCGTATGGCTTGCATATGTCACACCAGCAGACGCTCGACACCTCCATAGACTCAAGCGCTGTGCGGTCAAATACTGGACTTCCAGATGTGCTGAATGCCTCCTCATCTGTTGACGGATACTCTTGGTGGAACCTGTCTATGGAACCACCGCACTTGGTCATGATTGACTGCCTGCGCCACTGGAGATGTTCCAGAGTCACCCACTCGCCAAACTTGTTCAGTAGCTCCGTCTCTGCGTAATCAAGGCTTGCTATGAAGTCCTTCTCTGAGCACTTGAGCTTGCTCTTGTATTCATCCATGAGAAACCAAGGAGTGAACAGCGCATACCACTCTGAGTCTGGATTTCCTGGGTACTTCTTCTTTAGCTCCATCCACGGCGGTGGATCGTCGTCCCACCACAGCTTCGCATTCAGATACATCGTGTGATGAAAGTCTCCCGTACCCCTACAGGTGGACTCCACATAAACCGTCGTTCCTGGCTCATCAGGAACAGTCTGAAGAGTTGCTAAGAAGAACTCTTCAGGCCTCTTGTAGAAGGCGACCTCTGAGCAATGGACATTTCTTGCTGTTGCTGACCTAGCGTCCTCAGTGGACTTCGCGGTCATAACGACAAAGCGACTCCTCAAGCCAAGTGGCCCAGACGGCGCTCTGAAATCTAGTTCTGCCCTGTTGTTGTACTTGGTGAGTGGCTTCAACTCTGATGGCAGGTTGTCGTAGAAGACCTTCGACTTTGTAAAGATGCTGTGCACCGCTGGGTCTGCGTGTGCGGCTACAAGCGCTGTCTCGTCTCTGTTGGTAACGCAACGCCAGAACATCCTGCCTTGGATGTGTGTGCTGCAACCAAGCTGCCGAGCCTTTGCCTCCCACACCCTAACAGGAACACCCTTCTCCTCCATCTCAGTGATTAGCGACTCCCTGATCTTCTGGCTTTTGTTCAACGCAAAGTTTGATAGCTCACCAGCCTTTGTCTGTATATACAGATACTTCTCGGCAAACTTCTCAAAGTTGTCGTATTTGCCTGACGAGAGTTCTATCTCAGGAGACTCTGTGTAGTTTTGCTTTCTTCGCTGCCCTGCCATTCCATGTCCTCTGTTCTTTTGCTACCTGTACTAGGTTGTCTATGTCTTCCATAATCCTTGGGTAGTCGTTCTCGCTTATGCAGATTACGTGCTTCCTTGTCTTATGCCACTTCTGGTCATGCACATACCAGACCCTATCTAAGTCTGGCACCCAACTCACTATCCTTCTCAGCTTACCCATTGGCACCCCAGTCTTCTTGGAGGCTATGCTTATTGGGTAATAGCCCTCACCATTTACCTCGTGATACTGGTACGGACCATCAGCAAAAAACACCTGGGCATCTGGTGGGTATGGAACTCCAGACACCCAGAACCCATCACAAGAGAACCATCGCTTGGCCCTGTTCTTCTGAAAGAACCAACGGTAAAGCTCTTCCTGGTATCTTTCATCGCCCTTCAGCCCGTCCTTGTTGGCTAAGTCTTGATAGCTGTTTTGACTTCTTTCCCCTGGAGGCTTTCTCTTTCTCCTCTTTAATTCTGGAGTCGAGACGAGCGCGATTCTCCACGAGCCTTTTCCTGACATTCTTCTCCATCCTCCACAGCCTATCTCCCTCGTCACAGCACACAAAGCACCACTTGTGGTAGCCGTCTTCGCTGCTGCTGTTCTTTGGGAACAGCGATACATGGTGATAACTCTTTCTTCCCACACGAGGACACCTAGAGCAGTACCTGTACTTCCTGCCTACCGAGTCTGTCCTTATGCGCTTACTATCAACCGCCCGCCTCGACTTAACGCACTGCTTACACTTCCTGGCAAACCCGTCGCCAGAGTGAGACATGTGGAAGTGTATCGTGTGCTTCTGCTTTCCACAGGCATCACAAACCTTCCTGCCAGAGAACGGCTCATCCTTCTGCTCCTCTGGTGTTGGTGCCTCCTTTGGGCTGCTATCTAAGGCGTCCCGCCAGCCCACTAGGACTCCTTGTAGAACGACCCCGAGCCATCTGACGCTCTCGTCCAAAGTCTGCGAGCCCCAACCCGAAGGTGGTTCCACTGGTAGGCAGAGATGGTCTCAACCTTGGTCCCACCCTCTTCCTCAACAGCAGCCTCCTGAACAACAGCAGCCTCGTCTTCGCCTGCCTCAAGCCGAAGGTCCATCTGCCTTGTAATCTCTGACAAGAGAGAGGTTCGATGCTTTCCTGCAAGCTCTGCGTCTAGCGCCTCCTTGAGGTCTTCAAGCGGCATGTCTCCCATGCGGCTAGATGCCTCTTTCACTGTAAGGTCGCTAGGGTTAAAGTTGAGCGCCATGCTATAGGTCCTTTCTGTGGCGTTTGTACTCAGTGTTAGATATTCTTCAACAAAACCATGCCGATGCCAACAACTAGAGAAACAAGCCAGTTTGCAGACGCCTTTAACGCACTACGCAAAAAGGGCGACTTGAACAGAGTTTACAGAAAAGTAGCAAAGTCAATAGGGATAGACCCTGGACAGGTGCAAGAGCTAATCTCTATGAAGGCTCCTGTTCACAGAAAGTCACCGGGCAAGCTGCGAAGAGACGCATCTAAAGCAGAGGTCAGCGCCCTACCAACAAAACCGTACTCGTCGTTTCAGGCGGCACTCAAGAAAGCAATATAGGAGCACGAAATGGCGAACTACAGAGAAGCAATTATGGACGCCCTTAGAATGGGGAAGGGCGCTGCGTATAAGTTTGGGAATCAAGAGGCAGACATGGCGCGGTGGCTTATCCCTGGTGGTGCGAGTGGCATACCAAGTCCACAGGAAGAGGCTGCGCGAAAACTCAGGATGCAAGAGATTCTCAGCGGAGCGAGCCTTAGGGGAGGCACACAGCTAGGCCCCCCAAGAAACCCAAACCGCACAGCAAACGCGCCTTGGAACAAGAACTACGTCACGGCAAACGCGCCGCAAGCCGCCCCTCCTCCTCAAAGGATGCCGGTAGAGGCACAGTCTGACTGGAAAAGCCTTGGCCCCCTCACAGGCTCAACGAACCCAGAGGCGGACGAAATCCTTGCCGCAATGACAAGGCAAAGAATGTTGAGAGCGGAGTTTGAGCGAAAGCAGCGCATGCGAGAGGCTCTTGAAAATCAGCTTGAAGAGCAGGCGCTACAAGAGAGATTCCAACGCATGCGCTAGACGAACCTAGCGATTCGCTCAGCAGACTTATCGTTAGACTTTATCCAGCCCTTCTCATCAACGTATTCGCCAGCGTAAAACCTGAGCCACAGAGATGGTGTGATTCTAACCACACGGTTTCCAAGCTTGAATATCTCTATGGAGTTGTCTTCGTTGCGAACGACGCTTATGCGCTCGTCGTCTGACAGCCTATCCTTGAGCAGACCAGTTAGCTTGCTAACACGAGACACGTCATAGCTGGTCATCCTCTTCGTCACCTATCTCCCACAGCACCTTCTGAGCCTTCTCTAGCTCCCCCATGACGTTTGCCATAAACGCCATAGCTCTCTTGTTTGACCTTCGCTTGTCTTCTGTTGTTATCAGCCCACGTCTGATTTCATTCAGTCTTTCATACTTCTCGTCATCCAAGAATGCGTCAAGCCTAGAGATACCTAGCTCTTCCATTTCTTTCCAGAACCCAGCCTCAGCCTGTCTGCGTCTACTGCGTTCCTCTGCTGAGAACCTACTCATCGTCTTCATCCTTCTTCGGTTTCCAGAAACCTCTCTCGTCCCATATCCCCTTTGGCTTGTGGAAGTAGAAGGCGTGTCTAACTCCAGCCCTACCTCCACGGTTCTTCTTGATGCTGACTACATGCTTGCCGTCAGCGGCAGGCCACAGGATGCGGGCGACATCGACATGGTTGAGCAGAGCCTTGGCTCCCTGCATCCTGGCAAACGATGGCTCTTTACCAACGCTGAAGTCCATGTCCTCGCCACCGCACTGACCAATGACCTCAACACAGAACCCATACTTCTGAGCCAGTGAGTGAATCCGACGTATCCAGCCAGTGTGTAGCTTCCACTGCAACCCGCTACTCATACGAAGTTCTTCGCTTGTCATTTCGATTTCAAGCAGGTGGTCAACACAAGCCCACTTGATGTTGTGCCTGATTGCATACCTAGCAAGCAACGAACACACAGCCCCAATGGTCTTTGGAGATGAGTCTGTCACGTACAGCCCAGATGCAGCCGCCTTCTTCGCTGCCGTCTCTACATGTGCTGGGGTAACATTCCCCGATTCTAGGTCGTCTAAGCCAACAGCCCCACCCAGACGAATCGCGGCAAGCCGGGTAAGGACATCATCCATCATCATCTCACAGTTGATGTAGAGGCCCTGTACGGGCTCCTGAGCGCTTCCACGACGGTCACACACCTTGGACCCCAGGTTCAGCATGAAGCTCGTCTTACCGACGCCTGTGGGAGCTATGGTGAAATTGAGCCTGCCAGGACGGGCACCGCGATGAATGGTGTCCCAATCCTCCCAGCCGCTCCGCTCGCCAAAAGCAGAGTCTGGGTTCTCTATCCTGTCTTTAAGCAGCTTGGCTGTAGACTTCTCCTGTGTCTCTGGAGTCTTTACGTCTCTTGTTCTCTCTGAGGATGAAACGTCTTTCTCTGCTGCCAGCCAAGTCTCTTCAATCATGTTGCTGTACGTTCGGGCTGCGTCGTCTTTAACACCCTGCTCATACATTGATATTACTGTTCTTGCAGCGTCTGCATATCTACGAATCTGCCAAGTAGCCAAAATCTTGTCTGCCGCTGAGTCATGCTCAACTGCTGCCTGTTGACTAGACCCAACGTTGAAGATGCTTGATATGTGGTTGTCGTTCAGCGCTTTGTCTCGTTCAAGTATCCTGTGAGGAAGTATCCTTCTGGGTAACTCGTTGCGCTCATCCTCATCTGCTATCTCGTTGATTATTCTCCATGTAACCCCATGCACCGGGTCGGAGAAATGCTCTGGTCTAAGAAATGCTTTTGTGTATCTGCTGCTGGGCTCTTGCATAGCAAAGCCAAGCACTACTGATGCGCTTCCATATGGAATCATTTGTCTTTCCTTCTTCTTCTATTGGCTAGGTGCCAGTTGACGCTATGTCGCTATATTCACTTCTCTCTTCTTCTGTCATCCCAGTCCATATCTCGTCTGTGTATTGGTCTGGGTAGGGGCTCTCTATGAGCTTAGGCTTCTTCGCCAGTTGAGCCCTCATGATTAAGGCCTCTACGTTCTCTGGCTTATTGAGGAACTTTGATGGTCCCAAACGAAAGACATCTGTACCATCGCCATTCTTGCCGCGCCACCAAGGGCTTAGCGATAGGCTTGTGACGAGGGACTTAAGCTCAGAGGGGCTATACTCTTTCAAGTATCGTTCCCAACGCTTCATTCTCTTCCTCTCTGCCTCTGTTCCTTCTCTGGGTCTAGCACCACTGAGCTTCTGCCAACACTCATCGAGAACGACCGCATCAGGGTGGTATTGGTCCCTGGGACCGTTTAACTTCTCTGTACTACTACTAGAAGTATTACTATCTACATATACGTATACGGGTTGACCAACACCGTTAGGCAGTCCCTGGGACCGTTGGGCAGTCCCAGGGACCGTTTCTTTTTCAGTGTTTATGCGGGTTACAGAAGAATCGTTTTCAGATTCTTGACACACTTTGGTGTGACTCTTGACATTGTTATTGTTCCCTGGGACCAATAAAGTATCACCAACATCATCGGTCCCTGGGACCGATTTACTACGTCTATCTGACCTAGCTCTGTGGTCAGGTTGGTACTCATTCCAATTCGGAGTGACCCATCCGCTAACCTCCTGGTATATGCCTCTACCTCTATGTCTTTCCTGTGTCTCAAATACTAATAGCTCAGCTTTCTTTAGCCCATCTATGCCATCTCTCCATGTATTAGCATCTGACCCAATCACATCGGCTAGCGCTTCAGGGTCTAAGTCTCCATCAGACAACATCCCTGAGTGCTGTCTCATCAAACACAACACATGAGGCCAGATAAGCCTCGCACTAGAACCTGCTGCTCTAAGTCTTCTGTCTAAGTAAAATCCGCTGTCAAGTCTTATCCAAGGTCTCGCCACAACTCGTACTCCAAACGCACCTGTCCATGCAGGTGAACTGCTAGTTATCCAAGGCATGTGACCTTGGCTCTATCGTCTTTCCTTCCGCCCCAGAATGGGCAGACACCCAAAGTACGCCCAGCCAGCACTCTCGGTCAAGCGCTCTCTACAGGAACCCTGTAAGCCCCTGTAATGGCCCCAAAAAGAATTAAGGCCCGGTAGCCGAAACCACCGGACCTTAATCCGAAGAAGGAAAGACGGCTCAAGAGCCGACTCAGCAGATACTACGCGGACACCAACCCCACGTCAATGGTGGACTCTCTGGGACTTGAACCCAGGACCGCCCGGTTATGAGCCGGGTGCTCTAACCAACTGAGCTAAGAGTCCATGCCTTGCTATAATCACACAGCGTCTCGGGCGCGTGTATGTAGGGTAAAGAATATATAACCTATTTGACCCCCCGGGGGGGTGGGTCGGACTGATTGAGAGTGCTGTGCACAGCCACTACAGGCACCCTGTCTTACAACCCTAACACCATCCAACACAGCACAACCAACACAGACGGCCCCCTAAGTGCCTGTATTTACTGCTACGTCCGATAATCCATATTATGTAAAATTGCAGAGCAGTAGCACGAACAGCGTACCCTGTCCTATGTAATGCAGGCATGTTTCCAACACAGCGCGCTCCCTGTTGTGCTCAGTCTATGCCCTGTCCTACAGGGTAGAAGTGTGACGCTGTAAGGCCTTGCATGTTTGCACGAACACAACACAACCAACATATGCCAAATAGCTGTTACAGACCAACACAACATGCCAGCCCTGTTGGGTTGTTTTTATCGGTTGACATGCTGTCCGTATTCGCTGCACTGCTATCCATCGGACTGATGCGGGTTGACATGGTTTGCCACGCTGCTACCCTGGGGCTCCCTGGCACTTCCGTCGGGGGTTGACAACCTATTGAAGAAGGAAACAAGACAATGGCAACCAAAACAAACAAAGGCTTTACCTCTATTGGCTTCACTGACTTCACGTTCCAGGGACGTGAATACAGGCAGACACTGAGCAGAGCAGACAGCACTGGAGTGTGCTTCCATGGCACACTTACAAAGCAAACCTGGGGAAGCAACGGTTGGAAGAAGTGCGGTATCTCTACCGGCATGCTGGGCCTTGTTCGACAGGCACAAGACAACCTGTTGGCTTACGCTATGCAGCAGGGCATTGATGCAACTGTGCTTCCTGCCATGCCACAACAGAAGGCGTCCCCTGTTCAAACTGGACAGTTCGGACAGCAAGTAGGGGCTCCTGGCCCTGTTGCTGCCCCTGTTCAGGCTGTCCCTGTTCAGGCTGTTCCTGTTCCTGTTCAGGCTCCTGTTCAGGCTCCTGTTCAGCAGCCTGCCAACATCCTGCAAGGGAATGTTGCACAGTTCAGGGCTGCTATCGGCGCCATCACTAACCTGGCAGAATTGCAGGCCTTGTATACCGCTGAGGAATCCGGCAAGGCCCGTAGCAGTGTCCTGTCGGACCTGTCACAACGTATAGCTAAGCTGGCCCCTGTTGCTGCTGCTGTCCCTGTTCAGGCTGTTCCCGCTGCTATCCCTGGGGACCTTGAGCAGCGTATTGCTGCCATCGTCGCTGCTACCCTGAGGGCAGAGCGGGAGGCTACCCTGGCAAGGGCTCAAGCTCTGCGATAACCTGTACAGGCTGAACAGCCACTAGAAGCCCCCTGGATTCGTCCAGGGGGCTTTTTTTGTGCCCGCTCTATGCCCTGACATGGCTGGCCCTGTCCTGGGCTGGCCCTGACAGCCTGACAGCCCCCTGCCGCTGTCCAGGTGGCGCGCTCCCTGCCGCTGTCCTGTTGTGCTGTCCCCTGTCCTGTTGTCCTGCCCTGCTGTGCTGCCCTGCTGGGGTCGCACTATGGCAGAGCTATGCCCTGTTGACGGGCTCCCCTGTTGCCCTGTCCTGCTACTGTCCTGGTAAGCCTGGGCTGTCAGTCCCTTATACCCTGAACAGACAACAGGCCTGCATTTTTCGCGCTGTCCTGACACTACGTCCGCGCCAACACAACAGACCAATACATAACAGGGTTGCATGTTATGAACACGCGCATGTTGTTTGTATGTATTGGTTTATTACATGAATAATACAGACCAACACCAATACACAGTATGTATCAACACAACATATAAGACCCTTAGACTTCTGTTGAAACTGTAGTGTATGAAACCCTTAGAAATACAAACAGTTACGCATACATACTATACAGGTTGCAAGGATTGTGCCGACCCTTAGTTATCGGTTGGTCAAGCCGGTAAGCTGCCGGAATTGCTCGGCTTTTCGATTCGGGTTGACATTCTCGGCCTGTTGGGGCGACAATTGTGGAGCAGCGACGATTCCGCCGCAGCACAACGAAGAAGGAAAGGGATAGAGCCATGTTACTTAAAGAGATAAACACCATGTTGGGCAAGCCCGACACAGCAGGAACAGCGAGGCTGGTATACGGAGCAGCAGTCTACAGGGAGGGTCTGTTAGAGCACACAGCAGTTGGTGACATAAACTTCACCACAGACTTTGCCTGTGAACATGTCAGTGCAGACATAAAGGCTGGTATTAAAACTGTTGCCTACATATTCGTAGACTTCGAGCCCCAGCAACCTGTTGCAAGGGAGAAGCTCTGCTACGGCAAACACACTGTCTTCACTGTCCTTGGTAATGGGGCATACAGCCCTTGGGACAGACGTATAACAATCCGTCATCGAAGTGGCGACAGCATCGAACTGGGTGTTTGACATGGCTCGTCGTATCTACAACCCAAAGTACAGCAACAAGGGTCGTCTCGTTCGCCTTAACACAGCGGATAGAGGCGGCCCTCGTGTTGTTTATGCCGACGCTATTGGCAAGTTCAACAGCATGTTTGAAGCAAACCTACAGGCCATTAGAGAGCAGCTAACAGACCAACAAGGAGGGAAAAAGGATGTCGGATGACTATAGGTGCGTCTGGTGTCTGGTCGAGAGAGACACAGAGTGCCAGCACTGTTTGATAGACGCCATACGAACAGAGGAAGACCTCAAGCTGTTAACTGATGCAGAGTTCAGGTTTGTTGGCTTGCTTGAATGGGTAATCAGGGAGCCACTTGAGCCCCGTCATGTAGAGGAATACCAAAAAACCTTTGGGATGCTGTCTGCTTCACAAGCAGAGCATGTTGAGAGGGTAAGGGCAGACAGCGAAAGGCTTAAAGA